CTAGACTATTTCAATGGGTTGAACAATTTCACCGTTTACCATGCGTTCACCGCCTGAGTGAAAATCCACACCCTCAACTAGTTGTGTGATGCGGTCAGGCTCAAACTCTGGGGGCATAACCTCTACATAAGGATGTTCATCGTTCATGTTGTAGAACGCAACATATCTATGAAGTCTTATCCAGGCTAGGCGTGTAGAAAGGTCAGACCCGCTACCGTCTGGTCTTGGTGTTTCAACTTCTACCCACATCCGTCCAAAATATTCATTAGCCATAATTTTCTCCTTAAGCAGCTCTAAACCAAATAAGAGGTTGTTGTGTACTAAACACGTAAGATGGCAAAGTCGTGGGTAAACTTCCTGTATAAGTTAGCGCACTGATAAAGATGGCTTGGTGAGCTACAGACCCAACCGAGCTATGCCCAAATACGTCAGCATCGTTTATGACGTTATTAGAACAGGAGCAGTTGAAGCTAGCCGACGGATTTACAAGAAATATGTAAGCACCAGGGTTTACCGTGATAGGTGTAGTTAAAGCTGTTGATGTAGCACCACCAACAGCATTAACAGCTATAACTCCAAAGTCTTGTACTAAGCTTCCTGTTTCAAAGTTGTACAAACCAACAACGGCATTAACCCCTGCTGAAGTGACGTTAATACCAACTTGGTCTATAGTTACTCGGCGACGGATCTGCATAAACATTCCACGCCCTACGTTTGCCGCCATTGTTTGTGCGTTAACAGCAGTAAATTTGCTTGAGTAATAACGCCCAACCCCGGCTAAGAACTGTGAAGTTCTTTCATCCTCGTTGACCCAGTTAGTCCCGTTGTAGACTATCCTCTGACCGACGTATGGCGAGGTTATAACAGGGCTAAACCCTCCGCCCCCACCACTCCCATTACTTGCAGCCGTTACTCTACCTTTTGCATCGACTGTTATGTTGGCGTTGGTGTAGCTGCCGGCAGTTACTCCAGTAGTACCTAGCGTCGGGTTGGGGTAAGTTCCAGTTAAGTCACCACCAGCCGAGCCTGTAGGTGTTCTTGAGTCAGTTAGCCTACTGTCGCTAGTCCTAACTATATTGCTAGGTATCTGCGTGTCTGGTACAAGTGTGCTGGCATCTAAGCTAGCTACACCATTGACTGCACCTCTAGTAGAAGCTAGTAAGTAGGAGCCCAGCGTGCTGCTAAGACTTGCACTAGTTACATAACCTGACAGGGTAGACGACAAGCCAGATGTGGTTACATAACCCGATAGCGTGGTAGTTAACCCACCTGTAGTTACATATCCACTTAACGCGCTTGTGTCAGCCTTCCCAGCAAGGGCAGTATCTACTTCACTCTTGAGGTAAACTATCGGGTCAGCATCCGTTGTGTTGGTTTTCACCCGCCCTGCAGCTGTGGCTGTAGCTAATGGCACTGTCCCGCCGCCTGAACCAACCTCATTTAATATGTAGGTTATTAAACTTTGATACTGTAGATCTGCTGAGTCCACGCCACCATCCTCCAAAACGCTCAACTCTAAATCCGATGTACCCACAGGAACGACAGTGTCAAAGAATGTGCCATCTGGCAGGGTGATGCGATACTGACTGGCGTTCTCGCCTTCCTCGTTACACCATAAGGTGAACTCTACACTGCCTTGTGCGTCGGTGTAGTAAACATCAGCATCCTTGGGAAAAATAACACCCCCAACGTTGCTACGCTGGAGGTGTTGAACTTTTACGGGCTGCCGCGCCATTGGAACCTGCCCAACTCCCATGAAGTTGGCAGTTATTTTTCTATAAGTAGCCATGTTAAGTCTTGATTATAAAATTGCAGGAGATACTTGGCTGGCAGTTGTTGTGGGCTGCCCCACCGCCTTGGGGGTTAGTAGTAATCCCTGTGCTAACAGCAGTAATTGCGAGATTAGCTTTATTTGTCTGGATGGAAATGCCTGTACCTGACGAGGCTACTAAGTCAGCTCCTGATAGGTTCTGGTTGATATACCCCTTTCCACCTGTATCTTCACCAGTAATAGCTACACCATTCTTGGATAAGAACCCGTCTGTCTGTTCACGTTGGTTGGAGCCGCCATCTGTGGTATTTGCATATATAGGATGTTTATGTCCTAAATCATTCACGCCGTGGTTATGCCCGTTGTCAACAATAGGGTGGGTATGAGGGGTTTCTGTTATCCCGTGGACGTGAGATGGGGTCTCAGTAACAGTTAAGGTATGATTCTCTGCCCCGAAAGTTTCACCAACTGTTCTTGTAGTTAACCCCGCACCAGCACCAGCACCCACACCAACCCTGCCTCGTCTATCAGGAACTCTAAAGTTACCACCGCCAGCGTCAAAAGCTGGGCCAAGTGCAGCCGCCAATGCAGGGTAAGTTGCAATGGGGTATGTCGAGCCATCTTGCCACAACCAGCCTACAGGTAAAGTAGAGCCCCAATACTCCATACCCATACCAGACTGAAATGTAGCTGTAACTGGGATACTAGCGGGCTGTACACGGTCTACAAGCTTGTCTCTTAGGTCTGTAATAGACCCAGAAACAGTGCCGCCTGCAGTAGCCACGCGAGCCATAGGAAAGCACTCGTTAGGGAGTAAAGTGCCCTGCTCAACAGCCCCACTAGAGTTGACATAAATAAAGCGGTTGCTGTTGTCTGGAATGTTTATAGTTCCCGACGATAAGGTAACTACAACACCACTGGACAATAGTACAGACCCACCTAAATAACCAAAGGTTAGTCCAGTGTTGTGACTAACCTTTAGGCGGTCGTAGAAGTTGTAAAATCTATTCTTTATCTGGTCTGGAGCGTCTGATAAATCCTCGTCTGGTAGGTTATCACCTGAACCTATAGCGTCTAGACCAGAGAGATTTGGATAAGCTATCTGGTTAACATCCTGCGCCGTGAGGATGTCCCCATTTTGGAAAATTCGACGTGACATATCACCATCCTAGAATATACTAAGCAGCGTTATATAGGTAATCTAAAACCCCACCAATTTGTTGTTGCTGCTACGGCTCTATAAGTGAAAGTAGTTCCAAAAGTTCTTAGAACTAAAGAAGCTGAGTGCCCTGCATTTAGAGGGATGAGTTGAGTAGATAAATTCACATGAATACCTGTATTAGCTAGTAATATTACCTCTCCTACCCTTCGATAAAAAGAACCGTTGATACGAAGTTCAACAGCTATCACTCTTTGATTAGTATCGAGGTTTTGAAGGTAAATACCGCCTCCAACTAAATAGAATCCGCTAAAACCAGACGGACATACAAAAGTACCGCCTGAGTAGGCGTTGTTAGTATCTAAGTTTTCACCATTAAAAATAACAGTGTAATTGTCTGTGTTCTGGGTTTGGTCAGCGTTAGCAAAAACATTCCACGCCGGTCTACTCAACTGCTGCACAAAAGCCGTATTAGCTATCTGAACGGTAGCAGTACCGTTAGTTGCGGTGGGAGCTACCGGTGTTCCAGTTAAGTTTGCATCGCTGATGTTAGGCGCAGTCGAGTTAGCTTTGGCAGCTACGCTAGTCTGTATGGTTTCAAGAATGTTGTAGACCGCATCTTGACTGGGTGCAAGCCCGCTAGCGCTCCAACCGGCACCGTAGGCAGCACTAGAACCCAACACTAAAGACCCAGACGGCTCTAATGGTAACTCCATCCAATAGCTTGTGTTTGTGGGCACAAAACCTGTAAATGGGACGGTCTGGGTGGCTATGAAGGCACGGTTGAGGTAACTTACAATATCTCCCCGCTTGTAGGCGGTGGCGTTGTTGTATGCACCTCGTGGGTTTACACCTCCGATACTACTAGCCAAACTGGGGTCGCCTGCAATCACGCGAGCAATGCGTAATGCACCTGTTGCCAGGGTATCTGACACATAACCTGTTGGTGCTAGGTCTGCTAGGTCTACGCTGGCTATATTAGGAACTACCGCATAGAAGGGAAAAGGCGATAGTTGGTCTTCGCTGAAGACATCAGGGCTCGTGGAGATTCTAGGAAAATACTCGAAGAGGTACGAGACGTTCTTAGTTTCGGTCTCCTCTAAGTTTGTACCGCCTGGCACAGCCCCAGAAGGGCAGAGAACTTCTATAGGTTTTGGTAGGTATACAGTCTTAGGTGCGGTGTCCTTAACAGTCCCAGAGACTAAGGTAACAACCAGTTTACCTGGGACTACCGCCGCACCGTTGGAGAAGGTTCCAGTAATCGTAGTCATTACTCTAAATACTCCGCGTACAGTTCTAGTTCTTCGTCAGTTAGGTGCAGCCAGAGATTCCAGTTACCACCCAAGTACCTGGGATTATCCCCAGACGCAGTCTCGTTTAGATATTGCATGAACCCAGCGTAGTCGTAGGCAACAACTTCTCCAGTAGGAAAGGGAGGATTAGAATACTTGAACTCCCAGATCACCCTCTCCATAACTAGGTAAGGGTTGTAGAAATAAGCTAGGTCTTCGCGTTGTCTAACCTTTGCACGGGTGCGTTCAGGTATAGATATAGTCATATGCTTTACCTCAGGAAGTTCAGGACGACTTCGTTAGCTGCGATCGCGGAGTTGTCTGTTAACCCAGCCCCTGCTGTGATGGCAAAGCGCAGCGCAGTACCAAGTCGAGCATAAACAGGTAAAGGTATAGTGATAGTTTGTCCAGGCGGCAAGCCGATGTTCAGGTTGGGTGTAGTTGTACCCATCGTCACGGTAGCAGCGTTAAATATCTTCAGGTAACGCCAGCTTGCGGAAGTGTTTGAGGCAATAATTGCAGACAGGGTGGTAGGGGTTGTAGATACAGCCGTCAAGTTGTTTGTAGCTGCCGAGACGTATGGGTTGAAGGTTGTTAAACCGCCCACATCGGTGTTTGGTGTGATGCTGTTGATGTTGGCATTTACTCCCAGCCTACCTGGCATATCACGGCGCAGAAGGCAGTCTAACGTCACGCTACCTGTGCCTAAGCCGGTTAACCTAGCTCTGAAGTACCGTGCCAAGCTTGTAAAGACCCTAATACCTGTGCTGGTAATTGTAGTAGCTGATGGTGTTGTACCTGTGTTGGAGATATCATAGCCAGCCACAGGTAGCCAGATAGAGTTATCATTACTAGCTTCGATTGTGACAACGTTACCAGAACCGGCTTGAGTGCAGGAAACCACGGCACTTAGAAACCCTAAGCAATCTACGCTAAAGAAAGTACCTGTGGTTGAAAGAGTAACAGGGGCAGTGTAGCTTCCGTCTACCTGGTTCACTGGCAGAGCGTTAGTGCTAGTAACGTCAGCACCGCCGACCTGCAGGGTGGTGTTTTGGTGAGGTGTGTGAATACCTCCAACCTCTGTCGTGCGGACAGTCTGAGAGACCCCCAAGCCGTCTTTAAGGATAATATTATTGGGCATAAGTTATAAACCTAATAGTAAATAAGCACTGTTTGTTGGGTCGCTGAAGTCTAGCTCAGTGTTTGTCTGGTTCGCAGCTCCAGGGAAGTCAGAACCGGTTATGGTGTCACGGTAGGTAACTTCGCTCTCACACCAGACATTACCAAATAGGTAATTTATCTTTCTCGCTAACTGGAACTCTTGACCATTAAAGGGATATCGGCGGGGCAGAAGTATCTTGTACTCCCATGCGCCATCGCCCAGTCGGTCTATACTGACTTGTGAACTCCCCAAGATAAATGAGCTACCTTCCCAAATCTCGTGCTGAATGTTAAGTGCATCTAGGACAAAAGATATAGACTCACGCGTGCCTCGTTTAGCCCAGATGATGGTGTAGGCATTAGCCAGCAGTAGACGCTTGCTAGCCTCTGGCCAACCCCTGTCCCAGTACAAGCTGCTAAACCCAAAAAGCGGTGCTATCTGGTCGAGCCATACGGCATCACAGGTTGTAGGATTTAGCTGTCTGGGGATGCTATCTACTAGTGTTTTTGTACCAACCAGTAGCTCGTCAAAGAACACTGTGAGCCAGTCAGCTACTTGATTATCCTGATAGACATCTGGCAGGCGACTAAATATTGGTCTACCAGTGTCCCACGCTTCTTTTGTGTCCATTACTCAGGCTCCCCAGCACCGCGCAGAATCTCAAAAGCTACACCTTCATCGTTCACCAGGGTCATGTTCAGGCTAAATGCACTAGGCAGGGTATAGGCGTTAGGTAGTGGAATATTAAGTGGCTGGTCATTAAGTAATAAACTCTGGATATCTCGGATAGCCCCAGTTCCCCGCAGAACGAACTCTACCTCATTTAGAAGTACATCTTTGTCTAATTCATATTGAGAGGGGTTTAGGTAAGCTGTATACGCTTCCCAGAGTTCATCTGCTGTGGCTTCTGGTTCACGTCCAGGTGCTAACCGGCATATCAGGTCAGCCGAGACATTTAGAATCTCCATTGGGCTAACAAACAGGCTGGAGCCGAGGGGGATTTGGTCAGCTAGCAGGCGTTGTATCTGTACAATCTGGGCACTGTTAGCAGGCTCCTGGTTAGCATTTAGTACAAACAGGTGTATAGCCCCGCGTTGTTGAGTTACCCTGTTGGCTGCTAATAACCCAATAGCACGGCAGCGTGAACCAGCCCCTAGCTCAGTCTCTACGAGGAACTCAAAGTCAGAACTAGAGATAGGCGCTCGCACGCGGAGTTGTGTTAGACCACGGGTAATTACCTCGTCGTCAGTTTCAGCGTCGGAGCCGCCATTAGCAGCTTCTAGATTGGTTACACTGCCCAGAAATGTCAGTGGGTTAGGAATACCAATCAATGTGAAACTAGAGACGTTGTAGGCTGAACCTGTAGCCTCTGCGGTTGCTGTAACGCTACCTGTGGTTAGTCCAGGTGGAATAGTTAGTGCAGTGTCAGTGAGGAAAGATAAACTCCCCGTACTGTCTATAACTTCAAACCCCGCAGGTATAACAAAACTGTTAGACAGTGGTGTAGTAAGTGTAAAAGTTAATGTAGCTGCGGCTTTCGTGCCAAGACGACGGGTTACGCCAGCCACCTTCAAGAAGTCAATAATAATAGCAATAGGCAAGCGGTTTACGTGATAGAGTAGCTCACTCGCAGCGAACGCTTGACCCTGTATCAAGGCAGCAACGGGGCTATTCTCAGTGAAGTCGTCTAATGCGCCGCCGGAGGCATTGAACACACGAACCTGTGCAGCCTCTACGATTTGCTCTTCATCACGCTCATCTAAAATTATCGAGTTAAGAGTTTCTGTAATATCTGACATAAGTTTAAGGCGTAAGGGTTACTACAAGTGTGTTTTGGTCTTCACCCTTCCATGCCCAGTACACGCTAACCACGACTTCACCTAGTTCATTAATGGAACCTTGTAGCTGGAACTGGCAGTCTGGGATGTTTTCTTCAAGACCTTCACGGATTTCTGTGAGGATTACACCAAGGTCGGGCACGGCACTGAAGAGATAGTCCTTCATACCGTAGTTGGGTCGCATTATTCTTTCGCCTTTATCTGTTAATAACCATGAAAGTATATGCCCCCTATATAAATCTGCATCCTCAGAGGTGATTAGGGTGCGTCTGGTAGCATCCACTTCGAGCGGAAATGATATTCCTTTTGTGGTCATAGTATTCTAGAAGTTGAGTTTTACTGTTATTGGTGTAACCGTAAGTTTTATGAAAACCTATATGACACGACTCACATAAAGTGACACCGTTAGTTACTTCAAAGGCGAGGAAAGTATTGTTACTGTAGTTGATAATATGGTGAGCCACTAAGTTACCGCCTCTGCTATCACCACAACACTGACACGTAAATTTATCCCTTGTGTAAACTTCTTTTCTCCAGTTACCGTACTCAGGGAGACTCCTATCCTCAAGTCTCTGGAGCCAGGATTTATCTTCCTTCCATTTAGGGCTGTTTGAACCCATTCTGTCCATAATCGCGCAGGTATTGCACCTGTCTCCCCGATAGAAGCGCGATGGGGCTACATGGTACTCATGCCCCCTTGGACATATACAAGCCACTTTGGTTTGACTATTTTGGTAATCTTTTTCTAAGGTAATTATTTGATAGCCATAATTACTGAAGTAGCTATAAGTGTCTTGGTAGGTTTTTTTCTTATTACCATAACAGTCGGGGCATTTATAACCGCGTGCCCACCTATTGACGGTAGTTTTGTTTGTATGCCCCTTATCACACTTATACTCCAAGGTATCTTTAGTGTTTAGAAAGTTCTGAGACAAAAGCTCACAACCGTCTTTAGCGAAAAGCTCCTTAACTTCATCTAAGGTTCTCCTATACTTACCAACGCACTTAGGACACCTATTACCCCCTTTGAATTTGTTCCAGCTAACCTGGTATTCGTGACCATTGGGACACCTTACTTCTAGCTTCTCCGAGCAATTCTTATAGGCTTTAGACAGTAAAGTATAGCGTTCTGCTCTAAACCCCTTCTCAACATCCTCAATACTTTTTCTTTTTGTCATATTAATAAGTTTCCTGTTCGTAGGGCTGCGTCTGGAGCCAACTGAGGATGTGACCGCGATAAAGTTCTGCGTCGGTCTTGGTAACTAAAGTCTTTTTACTGGTGTCTATAGCAAGGGGAAAGCTTATGCCTTTCATGGGTTCACCTCCTATAGATATGTTTTTGTCAGACAATAAAAAAACCCCAGACTAGCTGGGGGATAAAGTAGATACCTATTTAACTATTTAATGTTTTTGATTATTCCCTGTACCAAACCTTCCTTAGCTTCGGTAGGGTTCACTGTTTCATAGTTAGTGGCGTAGGCAGATGCGATAAGACCCATGATAGTACCTACGATTAGCAAGAAGGCTAGTTTTGTTTTACTCATCTCGAAGTTGATCATTTTAGTTCTCCTGTTTGTTTATGTTTACCCAAAGTTCCAATGCTTGAAGGATGGCTTCTGTTTGTCGTAGACCTAGACGCTCGCGGATTGATGTGAAGTCGTCTCGTAGTTCAAAGGGGATGCGGACGGAGGTTGTAGGTGTTTGCATGACTTAAGCCTCCTGGGGCTTGTAACCCCATTCTTTTAGCTTTGCGGTCAACCAGTTCAAACCGCGCTGGGTAAGACGAGGCTGGAAGGCTACATGACGACCGTTAGGGCTGTGAGTCTCTTTGACAATGAAGTATCCCCTTTCCATAAACTCCTGATAGGGTATATTGTTCCTACCAAAGATGATGTTCATCTCGCGCAGCTTAGCAAACAACCTCTTCTGACCGAGATCCTTAAAGCCCATAACCTTTGAGGCTGTACCTAAATCGAAAGTACCCTCGTAGTTCTCACATAACTGTTCATATATCTCAGCTTTAGGCTGTAACTCTTCAATAATTGCAGCCTGCTCCTGGGCTTTGAGAGATAGAGCTAACTTTTCTTCCTCAGACTGTACGAGGGCTTTTAGTGCGTCTAAATAGGAAGTTGGTAGTTGGGGCTGTGCAGCTTTGTGTTCATAACCAGCTAGCTTGTGCATAAAGAGGCGCACACCTAACTTAAGTAACTGGGTAGCTGCGGCTGGGTTATCTTTAGGCAACCATTCAGCAATAAGGTCTTCTGTAACTAATGTCCCCCACCTAATCCCTTGCTCAGTAGGGATTTCAGCTTGGTCACATCCCCCGCGTTGGCAACGCTTTTTAATAGTGTCGTACTCAACGTTAGCCATTCTGGAGTAGCCTTTGGCAGATGCAAAACTCTCACCAGTTTCGTGGTCGATATAAATTTCTAGACCATCTTGAGCGTAGTGTGTTAATGTAGTCATGTGGATTCAGTCCATGAATAGAAAATGAAAATGACAGCTTTTATATATTTAAGGGGAAGTGTCCGCTTCCTCTTATTCTGCTGTTATTAGTATTGTAGCACAGATATACTACTGTTAACAACCTCTGGAGGCGGAATCCAGAAAGGAAATATAGGAATTAAGAGTTCTCTACGCTTCATATCAGAGATAAACTCCTTAACCTGCCCTAAGACACTACGAATATCTTTAAATAGCTCCTGATACTTATCTACACGGGCTTGTAGTATAGTTAATCCTTGCCACTCAGAATGTAGTACCTTCTCCGTGATAGCTTCAACATCGGATAAGACTCTTCTAACCGAGTGGGAAACTAAATCTTTACGGGACGTGCCTACAGTACCTAGCTCGCGGTAAGACTCATCTCTAGCGCTTCTGTAGTCGGTGTTTTCCTTGTCATAGTAGTCCCAGCCTTCAGAAGCATATTGACATACAGCTGTGAGCCAGTCGATGCGCTCCTCAGCAACTTCTAGGTGAGATAGTAGTTCATCATCTGTTGGCTCCACAGCCTCTACAACAGGCTCAGCAACCTCTATAATCTCTCCTTTGAGCATTGCCTCGATTCTTTGGGAAACAGCGCTTAAATCGTCAACTAGTGCGGTGTATTTAGACCAGGTTTTAGCAAACAACCCAAACTGGATGTCTTCAGCTATCATCCGGTAGGCGATGGATACTTTGTGAGAAAGGGCGTTTGTGATAGCTACAATCTCGCACTCTTCGCCTTCAGGGACGTAAATACTGCTTAACCTGCATACGCCGAATGCTTCGCGACCGCAAGACGCTTCTGAAAGGATGAAGCGCAGCTTATCTATGTACTGTTTTATGGGCTGTAAGAGGCTGTTTATCTTTTCTCTATGGATAGACATATTCTTTATCTCTGTAGGTGACACCACTATTATAGCATAAATAACTATTGAAAGGTAAATGTGGTGTCAAAATCCCAGGTTAAGCTGGCTTCTCGGTAATGGGGTGCAAAAGGGGCGCAAGGTCGGGGGTGCCTCAGTCACTGTTCCTATCCCCAATAGGGAACAAAAATGCTGCAAGCCTTGTGGTTAAAGGATTCTTACCCCCCACAGTCCCCCCTATTTTCAAAAAAACAAGGGGGACTGTGGGGTACTCTGAAACAGCTATTTTTGTTTGTTTTAATCCCCTTATGGGGATATATATTTTGCAGAAAATTAGTAAAAATATAACAGCAGATTGACACCACAAATGATATTTGTGCTATAATAGTGGTATCAGAGAGGAAAAGAGAGGTACACTTCAAGCCTCCGCCTCCCACCTCATCCCTACACTTTTATCCATATGACATATATAGACTGTCGAGAAGAAAGAGATTTCACCGTAGAAGAATTAACCGCCCTCCTCACCCGCACAGCTAAACCTTACCCCAATAGCTGGTACGAGTCTCCCCAGTCCCGTATAACCAGCAAAAACGCCAGCCAGTGGATAAATTATCAAGAACTTACCACCGACCAGCTAGAAGAAGACAACTGCTATGAAGAGTTCTGCTGCCCCCTGCACAGATGGGAATATCTAACTTGTGCCCTCTAAAACCTTCCTTATAGTTTGTTTCGACACGCTGAACCGTTCAGCAAGTTGGTTATGTGTCATACCTGCCTCGCGGTAGGTTTTTATCTTTCTTACCGTCTCCTCGTCCAAGTAAGCCTTTTTTGCCCTGTCCCCTACTTCAATTAACCCAGCCTGCCGACACTTCATGTAAGTCACTACCAACCCCACAGCGTCACGCTCTATTAAAAACTTGTCAGCCGCTGCATATATATATGATTCTCCAGCGTCCTCCGACTTATCTGTAGGTGCTGGCATATCCACTCCCTGTTGTAAGGCTCAGCTAGTAGCTCTAGGATCTGAGCCTCCCGCTTAGTTAGTCTGATTGTACGTCCCTCTAATAAACCCATATGGCTAAGTATTTTAAGAAACATCCGACCTTTATTGGTGTACGCTACGACTTCCGCCTTAAACTCTGGGAAGCGTACCTACCAGATTCTTCACCCTTGAAGAGCTATGGTTTGTTTGAGTATGAACTTCAAGCTGTCCTCACCTATGACAACTATGCCCGCCACCTTAAACTCCCTGTTAACTTCGAGTATGAAGTATTTCCCTTACCTACTCCTGTTCGCAGACGCTCAGAAGATGAAATGTTTGAAGAGCGCCCTAAGAGCCAGTACCGTGGTGTCTACTACAGTCACGGCGGCTGGGCTACTTACTATTACAACCCTCAAGGTAAACAGTTATATCTAGGAACTTACGACACTGAAGAATGTGCCGCTAGAGCTGTAGACCGCGCCGCTATTCGCTATGAGGGTCGCAATACTAAAAACCTAAACTTTACTTATGGTGATGCTGTTCTATACCCTCCTGAGCCTAGAAAACGTACCAACGCCGCCCCGTATGGAAAATACATATACCTGAAGCAAGACCTGAACTTATATCAGGTATCTGTTTATGGAAAGTATCTCGGTATATATAAACTGCTAGAGGACGCTATTACTGTCCGAGATGCTTACTGTAGGGAGCGCGGTATACCTACTACCTACTAAGAAAGAGACCCTAGCCGACGAAGCCAGGGTCTTTCTTTTATTTAAATCCCATTTTGTTAGCGCCTGAGCCTTGTTCTTCTGGGTGGTCTTCTTCAACAAACATCACCCGCGTGTTCTCTAAGTTGTCTAGGATGCTCTTGCCATACATAGCTAAGATAAAACTTAGTATCTGGCTGGCCCCCTTACCGTCTTTGGTAAACTTAAAGCCTACAGCATCAGCTATGTTCTCCAGGGTTCTATAATCCTTCCGGCTAACGGTTAGTCTTACATTACCTCTAGGCATGATGTCTACCTCTCTTCATGGGTTGTTCTACGAACTGGCTGGCTACATAGAATCTCAAGGCTATTCGGAGTTGTTCATTCAAAGTACGTCCTCGTGCCTCCGCCTTATCCCTCAAGGCTGCTAATAACTCATCACTTAACGGCACCGTCACATTTTTCATAGTCTTTCCTTGTCTATAACCAATATCCCTATAATTACAAAGCTAAACATCTATAGAACTAAAAGAAATATGCTTAGCTGTATCATCCTTTCTCGCCTCTGCTAGATACTCAATTACTGCTTGAATCTCTTCACCACGCTTCTTGATTAATGATCTCTGTCTGAGGGCTACTAACATATTTGCGGTTACGATAGCGAGCATTATTGGGTAAAACATTTAATTTCTCCTTTCTAATCTTTATACTTCCAGCCTATCCAATTTAAAAAAGAAACCAAAACCAAACCCAGCCTGCCCCAACCTCGCTCCCCCGCTTTGTTTTCTCCCCTCATTATTTCTAGGATAGATATATAGTCCTATAGTTATTTACCTATGCTTGATATACCACAGGAGAAGCTTGAATCTCTCTTCAGGCGACACCTAGACGGCGAACCTACCTGCCGACTAGCTAAGGAAGTAGGCGTTAGTGATAACACCCTGGCGCGTCGCTTTCGTAAATACTTCGGCTACAGCAAACACGGTAATAACTTCCTCTCTGACATTGTTAATGAATACTTGACTGACCCTGCTTTTAAGAGGCATCACGCCAGCATCAAGAGCTGGTATGACCAACACACCCACTTAATCGTTAGAGAGGGTCAGCTAGCTACTAGACCAGCCTATACAGAGAAAGCACTTAAGGCGGCGTGCATCTCAGAAAACCGGAAGTTAATTGTTAGTACCAAAAATGCAAAACCAAACCCATACAGCACTAGGGAAGAGTTCGATGCTAACTTGCTATATCAATACACGAGACTTGGTAGAAGTTCTCTCTGATTACTTCTCAGGCAACCTAGATAATGTTCGGCTAGACTGGCTCACACGCCCGCTCTATGAGCTACACCCTACTAACACTCTGTGGGGTCAGCTAACCTCTGAAGATGTGCATGATGCGCTGTGTGCTATTCAACCACTGCATATGTGTGCCATAGTCCAAGAGTTCCAGCCCTCCGACACCTACCAAGAGTTTATTAACAGTCAGTACGTCCATTCCTATACTTCACTCCCGCTATGTGAGTGGCAATCTTCTACACTCATTCATGCTATCGAATCATTAGTGCAGGTTATCCTATCTCGACTGTGATGACAAAAACATATATGTAGAGGGGCGCGGGTACTTTTCTTACTTCAATACACCTTCGCCCCTACACTTATGGATAGAAATTCCCCTATAAGACAATGTGAATTGGAATTCATTGCACTTCATCGAGTGCTCAACCCTAGTATCAGCCGTGCCCAGCTTACTACTTTAGTAGAGAAACAGTTCGGCATCAGAATGACCTACAAGCAATGCACCAAGAGCCTTGAGAGGTCTGAGCCTATAGTGAAAAAGATGTCCTCTGATGATGGCTATTGCTTAAGGGTAGCGAAGGCAACTGGAGTCATTAAGTTAGGGCACAAGATACTAAGAATCCAATCTCTAGAGAAGATACTAGAAGCTGCTATGCAGAATGGTCATGAGGCTGCTGCCGTAGCTGCTGTAAAGCTTATTAAGGAAGAACTTACCGCTGAAGTCGTGGCACCTAATACGCAGGTGATTATAAGTAGCCACTCCCCACCTCAAGAAGATATCCCAATCGAACCTGAAGAGTATGAGCAGCTTTAAGCTTGATTTACATCCTAACCAGATGCGGGTGTTTCAAGACCCTAAGCCGTTTAACCTTTTACTCTCAGGGAGGAGGTTTGGTAAGTCAAGACTTATGCTTACCAAGGTAATTGAGCGCTCGCTTACCTTCAACGGTGTATATGACCCCGCCTCACCCCCAGTCAATCTACTGGTCATGCCCACACTTAAACAGGCGAGACAGATTCACTGGAAACCATTAGAGAACTTACTGGCTGGCGTACCTTTCGTAGCTGGGATTAATAAGTCTGAGTCTAGAATCATCATGGCAGGCGAGCGCCCCGATATCCTCATTAGGGGATGTAACGACGATGATGGCGATAGCTTGCGTGGGTTAAAGATTTACTTCTGTGGTGCTGACGAGTTTCAAGACATTAAGCTAGCTGTCTGGCAGTATGTTATTGTTCCCGCCCTGTCTGACACACCTGGTAGTTCTGCCCTGCTAACCTGCACACCGAAAGGCAAGGCTCACTGGCTATATAAGTTTCACCTAGATGCGATCGCTAGCCCTGAGTGGAGTTTCCACCACTACTTCACGAAGCATAACCCATACATCCCCCTGTCTAAGCTAGTACAAGCTAGGAAAGAGCTACCTGAGAAGATATATAACCAGGAGTACCGTGCAAGCTTTGAGTCTTTTGATGGGCAGTTCTTCGATGAGATGCGAGACAGACATCTAATAGATAAAACACCTATGGAAGACTTGACCTACTACCTCGGTATCGACTGGGGTGATGTTAACCCATGTATTGTCGTAGTCGGCTTGACCAAAGATCACAGTAGGTTCCTCGTTTTAGACGGCTGGTTAAACCAAACTAGTCAGCCTATAGTACAAGACGAATTCCTCGGCAAGATGGCGGCTTTCTGTCGGCAATACAACGTTTACCGGAGTTACCTACCTGATGATAGACCTGCCAGCATTAAAGCCTCCCGTGAGTACGGACGGAAACACGGTATTAGAGGTATGGAGAAGGCTGTAGCAGTAGACCGCCGCGCTGTTGGTGTTGTGGAAGGTTGTCAGATAATGAACAACTTATTTTATCGTGACTGTCTACACATTAAGTCGAGTCTAAAAACCTTAATTAACCAGTTCCAGAGCTACCACCGTAAGCAGGATAGGGATGGAACTATTCTCAATCAACCTGCTGATGGTCAGCCAGATCACTACGTTGACAGTTCACGCTATTGCATAGCAACGCTTTATAGTGCCATTCAGAGAAAGAATTTACTATGACATACCCCGCTAAATTAAAGTTTAAGCTGCTAGAAACCTGTCACGATGACTATCTATCTAGCATCAACTCCCTGCGCCGCATTGACTTATTAACCGCAGGTGGTCATCGCCTAGAGAAGAACCTAGAGGAGTTTCTACCCCGCCGCCCTGGTGAGACCCAGGAACTATACGAAACTCGCCTGAGTAAATACTGCTATACCAACTTATTGGGCTCCGCTATCAGCCAGCAAGTCAGCAAGCTTAGTAACTCTAGTCTGGTTGTCTCCGGCTTAGTAAGTGATGAAAACTTCTGGAACGAGTTTAGGGAAGATACATCATTAAACGGGCGCTCAGAGAAAGAGTTAATCTCCCACGTCTTCCGTGAAGTGTTGAAGTTTGGGAAGGTGTTCCTACACGTCGATAAGCCACCCAGCGCCGTCCGCCCAGCCAATAGATTGCAAGAGCAGGTGTTAGGTTTACGCCCCTATGTAGTTGCTTATTCCCCCTTCCAAGTTACAGATTGGTATGAAGATAGTAGACTGCGGTGGATTAAGGTTCGACAGCAATTTAAGATACAACCAAACCCCGCACAGGAACCACAGACAGTTGTTACCTGGAAGTTCATAGACGAGCGCTCGGTTGCCACCTACTCTGCTGTAGTTGAACTATCTAAGTCAGGGAAGATTGAGAAGGTTAATGGTGAGCCAGTCAATGACGAGACTGAAGTCTCCCTTACGTCTGAAATAGCCCACGGCTTAAACACCCTGCCAGTTATAAAGTTAGAACTACCCGATAACCTGTGGGTAGGAAACCAGGCATATCCTAAAGCCCTAGAACACTTAAAGACTGAGCACAGCCGCCATGATATGCTCACGCTGGCATACTTCCAACGCACCTACAAACGCACTGTCATGCCTGACGGTGACTTGACCGAGAGTTACACAGAGATAGAACCATTAAAGACTGGACTGCAACACGTCCTAGAGTTAGAGAAGTTCGAGTGGAACGAGCCGCAAGGCACGATTGTTGAGCACATCAACAAGACTCTAGAGTCTATCAAAGCTGAAGTACGTGATTTAGTATCTCTAGGTGGTGGCTCTGTTACCACTGAAGCTATACGCCAGTCCGGTGTGTCTAAGCAGATGGACTTCGTAAAGCAGGAAGCCATCTTACGAGAATATGGTGCATTGCTATGCCAGTGCTACCAGCAAGTCTTACAACTAGTTGCACGCTCGGCTGGGCTGGCTAATCCTGAACTTATCTCCGTCACTGGGTTGTCTAACTTCGAGAACAACACCTTAGAGTCTTTGATTGAGGAAGTTAGCAACCTAACAGGTATCAACTTCTCTGTGCTTAGAGCTAACCTACCGCCCACGGCTTATAAACTCACCTACAGTCAGATTGTCAACCTTCTGGTAGGAAACCTCAGCGCTGAGCAGCAGCAAGCTATCAATGACGAGATAGACCAGATGCTACAAAGTGACGAAAACATAATTATAGAGGCAACTGGCACCGCCTTATAAACCAGATTACCCCTACTGCTGGGGACTTATAGCAGACACCTTTTATTCATAAGGATATACGCATGACACCCGAAGAAATACAGGCTCTAGTTACTCAACAACTAGAGGGCTTCCGCTCTGAAATCAAACAGGAAATCATCACCGCTAACCAAGGTTTAGCAGCTAACCTAACCCGTGAGTTTAAGAAACTGGCTCAGCCAGCTCAGCCTGAGAAGACTGAAGAGACAGAGAAAGAAAGTCTCACGCTTAAGTCCCTCAAGCAACAAATCTCTGAGCTGCAAGCTTCGCTGGAGGCTAAGGATAAGCAAGCTTTTGAGGCACTCAAGCGCTCTGGCTTAGCTGAAGCTATTAACCAGGTAAAGGCACTGTCCCCCGGCTTGCTACAGAAGGTATTCATGACTGATTATGGTCAGTACCTCAAGCAAGAAGATGGAACCTGGTATGTAGAGTCTCCACAGGTAGGAATTAAACCTCTGGCTACTGCCCTGCAAGATTTCCTCAAGAGTGAAGACGGTAAGCTGTTTGTTCCTGCTTCCGGTGTGAATGGTAGTGGAGCTACTGAGACTAAGACTCAGGACACTACTCCTAATAAAGATAAGACCGCTGAAGATATACTCTTTGAACACTTCGGTTAAACATGGCTACAATTATTTCTCCTATTGACGCGCTTCAGTTCATCGTTGATGAGGAAGTCGCACAAGTTCCCCTGACTGATTACCCCATGCTCAATGCTGTGCAAAAGCGGGTAACTAGTCAGACTCAGCTTAAGTGGAACGTTAACGTCGGCGGAGCTCAAGCCCGTACTGTTACCACCTCTGCTGCTGTTACAGCATTCAACGATGATGATTATGTTCAAGCTTCTTTAGCCATTGGACGTATTCGTGTTGAGTCTTCCTTCCAGTTGTTGAAAGAAGATATTGCTGAAGCTAGAGCTATTGGTAAAGGTGCGCTGCGTGACTTGTTTGCATCTGATGTAAACAGCGCGATTAGAGTCTGCCTTGAGACTATGGCAACAGGCATCTACTCAGGTACAGGTGCAAACAACTCTAACGCCGGTATCGTCGGTGTAGACACCTGCCTAACCGCTACTACCTATGCTGGTATTGCTCAAGCAACCTACACAGGTTGGACTCCAGTTGTAAACACCAACGGTACTAACCGAGCTTTAACAACTACACTTTTAGAAGCTGTAGACAATGCTTTGATGAGAAAAGGCGGTACCTATAATGCCATCTTCTGCTCCCCTGAACTTGTCTCTAGCTATCGTGCTTTGTTTGCTGCACAGGCTAACATTCAGCCAGCACCTTTAGGACAGTCCACCGCGGACATTGGCTACACCGGCATCGCCTACAAAGGTAGACCCATCATTGCTGACATCTACGCACCATTGAACAAGTTTTACTTTGTTGATAGCCGTGATATCGAGCTATATACCTTTGGTCAAAATAACACTGATAACCGCCGTGGTATTCAGTTTGCTATTGGCAAGATTGAGAACAACAACCCTGACGCTGAACAGTATGTTGTTTATGCCAAGCCCCAGTTAAAGATTAAGAATCGTCCTAAGTCTGTAGCCGGTCTGTTCGCTATCACCTAATCCTATGGCTTACCTATCACAGGATGAGATAGAGAGGATTGAGCTAGTCTGTGGCTATGCTCAGTTTTCTACCCTCACTCGCTCACAGTTAGAACTTGAGCACACGCAAGCTGTCATAGACCGAGCGCTCGCCATCCTGGGTGAATTAGATACCATAGACCAGCAATTAGTTGATGTACGTGCCGACAACTACGTGGCTGAGTCACGCGGCACAAAGCTAAACTATAGCTATCACACCCGACAACTTAAGCTCTCAGGCTATAACCTAGTCCGAGAGCTTTCTAGCATTCTGGGTATTGGGGTAGCTAGAGACAGGTACTTCCCACACGCTAATAAAACCCACTCTTACTGGTAAAGCCCATGCTCCGCTACTCAGTCAGCACCAGAGGTAAAATCTTCGAGAAAGATATAACCCTAAAAGTAGTTCAGGAGTCCATCGAGGCTACCAGTGACTGGGCTTTAAACAGAGTTAGAAGTGAGACCCCTGTTAGGACTGGTAATATGCGAGATGGCTGGACTGTAACGCCACAACGCCGTGAGTTATTCATCACCAATGATGTACGCTACGCCGATATCGTGAGTCAGCGCATCGGTCTATATAACCGCACTATCCCACAGGTAGAAAAGCACCTACGAGATGAGTTGAGGCGGGGCTATGACGCTATATGAAAAGCTAGCGAAGGTAGAGGCTAAGGTTGGTGGCATAGAAGAAAAGCTAGGTTTACCGCAGCGTAGGCACCTGTTAGTCAGGAGAATAGTACACAACCACACTGCTAAAACCTCAACTATCACCGACACCTTAATTAGTCCACGTCCTTACATTACAAACGTACCGCCCCGCCTAGTTAACCTACAGGTAGCTAGTGAAGGTGTTGACAACCTGTTTATCTCAGCCTCAGACTTACAAGCTGAGATACCTAGAACATACCCCAAGAGTTTCTTCACGGTGCATGGTGGGGTTAAGACAATGTACATGGTAGACCCGCCGCTAACACAAGATGGTGCGATCGCCTACGCCAACCCCATAACCAAGACGCTAGACGGGTACTTCTCCAAGCTTATATATCTAAGCGACAACGACCCGACACGCTGGATACTTGTACTGAGGATGGAGGCTGACCGCCGATGAACCTAGACACAGCGCGGCAAGCTATCAGGGACTTCATAAATAACAACATACCTGTATATAGATGGGATGTTGATGAGCCAGATGTCCTCTACTACAACCGTGGTGGGTTTAACATCTTTGCCAACAGTGCAATCGAGTTACCCCTTCAAGAGTACCTGTGTAGGAAAGAAGGTCATAACGGTGTAGTGGCTAGTGGAAGGTTTCCCTACAGGGTTACGTGGATATTTGATGGTAATCAGTCTCTAAACTCACTACCGTTTAAAGCTGTGGAAGGCGTGGTCAGTAACATCCAGGTTCTAGCTTTGATACGCTCGCCCCACCCAGATATCACCCAGTTTCTACCTTACCAGGAACCCGACCCAGTTACCATCAGCCGCACTGAAGATGAACACAAGAACTGGCTGCTGTCAGCTAACTTTAGCTTTGATTGCGAGTTTAGAGTAACCGAGATGGCTGACACCAGCGATTTAGTCTCGCCTGGCTTCTTTGACTTAGGTGATGAACCTGAAGTAACCAGCCTCACCATCAATGTAAATAAGGCGGAGCAGCAGTTCGATGTCACGGATGCTGATACCTACAAATTAGATACAACAATAACTATAACCCCTTAAATATATGGTTAACGCGTTCTCAAGCTTTCTGTCTCCAGGCGTTAGGGTCGTAGAGAGTACAAGTGGATATAGGTCTCTAGAGATTGCCAGCCACAGCCACACCTACATGATTGGTAGCTCGGCTACTGGTAGCTTTGGCACCCCTACCCAAGTCACAAGCCTAGCAGACTTCACCAACGTCTTCGGTGCTAGCCCCAGCACAGATGAGGTTAAGCTATACTTCCGCAACAACCGCAGGGGCATCCTGTACTTTGTTCGCACCCAGATAGCTCAGCGCAACGAGATTACTATTAGCTCTGCTGCGGCTGGTGCTTATACTGTAACGATTAACGGCACAGCAGTAACCTACTCAGCACCTGCGTCGCCTACACCAACACTAGATAACGTTGCGGCTGGTTTACTAGCAGCTATCAATGCTAACTCTACTGTTAGTGCAGCCGTACAAGCTACTGTAGGTTCTTCTACATCTAAGATATATGTACGCTCCAGAGTGCCTGGCGTGACATTTACCCTTGTAGCGACCACCGCTAACCTCACACAAGCTGCGGCTACTCCCACCAACCCAACCTCGGCTGATTACGTCTACGCCATTGAAAACGCCTTTGATGCTGATGACGGCTGGCCACAAGGCTTTATCATCGCACCTGAAGCGTTCCAGCTTCTAACCGTACAGAACGACCGCCTGGCTGTGGGTAATGCTATGCAAGCCCTGGCTAGTGACCCACTGTTTGACTGGGTTGCACTAGTGGATGCTGGAACTGGTTTAACTCCTGCAGCAGCTAAAGCTGAGGGTGAACTATATGCCTCCCCACAGGGTCACTTAGCTTTCTACTACCCATATGTCATTGACTTGGAAAACCAGACCATCCCGCCCAGCGCGGCTGTTGCTGGTGTAGCCACCTTAAGATATGCAGAGCAAGGTTTCCAAGAACCACCTGCCGGCGCACAGTACCCCATCTTAGGTGTGAAGGATGTAGCTACCAAAGTCACATCACAAATCCAAGACACCTTAAACCCTTCAGGCATCAACGCCATTAGAAACTTAAGAAACAAAGGCATCGTAATCTGGGGTATGCGTACCCGTGCCAGCGATGATCTGTATAAACAGCTCAGCCAGCGCGTAATCATGAACGTCATCAACGGCACGCTGCGCCAAGGGTTTGATAACTTCCTCTTCACAGCTATCGATGGCTACGGCATCCTGCTAAACGCTATGAGCCAGACAGCTAACGCTGCCCTAGAGAGACTGTGGCGCGGTAGAGCCTTGTTTGGTGGCACACAGGTAGAGGCTTTTGAGGTTGTATGCGACTTCACGAACAACCTGCCTGCAACACTAAGCCTGGGGCAGATAATCATGGATGTTTATGTAGTCACCAGCCCTGCGCTAGAGAAGCTACTTTTGAACACAATCAAGGTTTCCATAGGTACTCTGCCTCTGAACCAACAGCAAACTGAAGTAACTACACTGGGGGCATAATATGAGACTCGCGGACATTGCACCAATTGCAAATAGTGACTACCTGTTAACTATTGAAGGTCTAAGCGTCGGGTCAGCCCCAGCTTACTTCAGCACATTCTCTGGCGTGAAGTTCAACCTAGCTTCTGCCGAGTTTAATGACGGTCTATCCAACGTTAAACGTTACGTAGAAGGCGGCGTTAAGTCTTATCAGAACGTCACAATTGCCAAGCCACACGACCCAGAGGCAGACCAACCCGTTATTGACTTCTTGAAGACCAAGGAAGACGGTAGCAAGTTCTCTTTCCGTGCCCGCCCTGTGCGTAAGACAGGAAACGGTAACAAGGCTAACATCTACCGAGGTAACAAAGCCTGGGACTTCACAGGTTGTCAGCTTGTTAGTTGGTCATGTGCTGAAAACGTGGACACCAACGACGGCGCACAGACCGTGATGCTCACAATTGAGTTTCGTGTTGAGCAGGTTGAGTACAAATAATGGCTAGGAAAGTCGTAGAACAAACACCAGTGCAGGAGGTGAAAGCCCAACCTGCACCTAAAACCTTTGATGTTCAATATGATGACGTGCTTGGCACCGTGTCCTTTGAACTCTCAGACGGTACCCCCATCGTGATGAAGAAGCCCAAGACTAGGCAACTGCTACTGATGCAGAGCTGGCTGGAAACCGTGTCACCGGAGTATCGCTCTAATGGCTTCGTGGCGTTGAAGCTAGCTAGCCTCTGTACAGTCAAGTTTGGCGATGCTGACCATGCTACCTTCGACCAACTAGCAGATGTAGACTTTGAAGATTGCGAAAGGGTGGTGAAAGCCCTGGAATGCTTTCGAGATGTCTTTGAGCATCTACAAAGAAAAGCTGGCGGTGTCGGTGCAGGGTCTAGCAGCTATGACTCTAACACAGATGCTACAGCTATTCATGGCTAGCACAGGTGAGTACCTCAGCGAGTCATACTACCGCCTGCTCGACATGGAAGTGTCCGAGGCTCTATATCACTGCTTCCTGTGGCAAGACCTGAAAAAGAAACAGCACAACATCGATGATAGACCTGAGTGGGCTAGGGAGGTAGAGTGGCAGCCAACACAGTTACAATAACGCTACAAGCTAACAACCAAGCTGGCCCTGTTGTATCTAGCCTCATCAATCAAATCCAAGGTGGCTTAGGCGGTGCATTTGAAAAAGCCGCCCTCAAGTCAACCTTGATGATAAAAGGACTTGAGGCTGGCGTTGCGGCTGTTACAGGCTTAATCGGTAAGTTGTCTCAGGGGCTATCCCAGGCTGTAGACATCCAGTCAGACAATATATCCTTGGCTGGAAACTTAATGAAGTTGACTGGTCAGAACTTCCAGCAAGCTACAGAGTTCGTTGACCAATTCTCTGAGCGTATGAGCAAGGTAGCGGCTGCCCTGCCTGGTGCTACTAGCGATTATGTGACGTTCGGTAAGCTGGTAGTTGATGACATTATCCCCGCTGTTAGGGAGCTTAATGGTACAGTCAACCCAGAGAAGCTGCAAAAAGAATTAGAGACTGTTAGTACCTACGGCACGCTACTAGCACAGCAAGCTAAGGTAAGTAGTGAAGAAGCTTCACGAGCCGTGTCTAAGTTTTTGGGCGGACAGTCTACTCTAGGTGAGCTATCCCGGCTAGATTTCTTTGAGCAGAATGTCACCTTTAGAAACATCCTTATAAGTGAAGTTAATAAGCTTGGCGGCGACATCCGCAAGCTTACAGTACAGCAGCGATTAGAAATATTTAAGAAAGCGGCTAACATCCCAGATGAAGTCCTAAAGGCACAACAACAATCTATAGCTGGCTTAACAGCCGGGTTTGTATCCAACCTGTTTGACCCGCAGACAGGCTTGTTTGGCTTCATGCGTGACCTAGACAAGCAAACCAAGGGCGGGCAGAGTGTACTAAGTGCAGTACAGGAAGGTCTAGCAGCACTCATAGGCGATCGCGGGCTATTTACCGTCTTAGGCGAAGTGTTAAACGCACTAGGTATAGAAGTCATCGACCCGATGCTAGCCCTGCGTAGCGTAATCCTGGGTATTAACACTAGAATAAGGAACCTTAGAGATGGTCTCTACCAGTTCCTAGACTATATTGATGCTGGTAAGGAAGCTGGTAAAAAGCCTAATATAAAGCTTCTGCGCGAAGAATTTCTGTCTAGTTTCCTCAATGTAGACGGTCTAGGCAAAGAGCTAGCAAGAATCACAAACAATATAACAAACGGTTTAAGAAAACTAGACTGGGGCGAGATAGGTGAATCTTTAGGTGCCGGCGTAGCAGCCATACTAAATGAACTCATTTCCTACATCAACGCAGTTGACTACAAAGCCATCAATGACCTAACCGGTAAGATAGTATTTGCCATCTTTAAAGGTATAGGAGAGGCGGTAGCGAAGTTAGACTGGGGCGGGTTAGTTATAGCTGGGTTAAAGAGTAACCTGTACAACCCTATAAATTCTGGAATGTTAGATATAGGTCGGGAAGCGGGGCGTGGCTTGAGGGAAATAGCCTCAAACACAGCTAGATGGTGGACTGACTTATTTAACGACTCATTAACACTTTGGGGTAGAGTGGCTACCGAGATGACAAAGTTCTTTGACTCCATCATTACTTGGTTTAATAACCTCATAGCCAAAATACCAGGTACATCTCAGGCACCACTACAAGCGCAGGCAGGTGTTGTACCTAACTTCGCTGGTGGTAATCCTGGCTTACTGGCTGGACTACTTAGAGAACAAAGGCAGGCACCACCTGGAGCTACACCAGTCATAGCCAACAGTTCTGAAGCTATACTTACCCAGGCTCAACAACGTGCCTTGCTGGCTAACAGGGGCGGGCTGACGATAGGAAACCTTACTATTCAGACAGCCGCAACTGATGCACAGGGTATAGCGAAGGATGTTGTGAAATACATAGCTCAGGAGTTTGAGAACTACGCCCAGAGTCGCGTCGCTACAGTAGAGGCATAAATTATGGTCAATGAGGCACTATTAACCACGCTCTCGGCTGTAGAGCGAAACGACTCTATTTATGCCTACTTGTCCGACGAGCTGGGCAGTACAGTTTACACTTTCCTTTTTAACCCTGAGTCTAAAGCTGTATCCCTGCGGGCTAACTACAAGGAAGGCGCGGCGGCGATTACCAGCTTACCCAGTCAAAGTTACCAGTACACATCGGGGCAGACTTTAGAGTTGAATAACTTGATTCTAGAGTCTTGGTCACGAGGTAAAAGTATAAAGCCTCTACTAGACTCCCTAGTTGGTTTAACTCGTGCCGAGCCCTCTAAGGGTAAGTATGCGCCTAGCACCGTTACCTTTATATGGGGTGGGAACAAGTTTGGCCCAGCTGTGATTACTTCACTAGATTGGACTGAGACAGCTTGGCTGGGCGGGGAGCCAGCGAGCGCCAAGCTAAACATGAAACTTCTGCAAGTACCCAGTGCAAGAAACACCTTGACGGCACAGCAGAGAATTGAGGCTGCCACAGCCACAGAGCAGAGTCTAACAGCTAGGCAGAAGCTTGAGGCTACAAACAAAGCTAAAGTCTTTCTACAAAGTAACCTGAAGACTCTAAGCACGAGTACAGGTCAGTTGGTGCGGTCTGGAAACTACAAACTCACAGTATCCGACACAGGTATAGTTACTATGACCGACCCAAAGGGCAAGGCGCTCGGCGTAGTTGGCACCTATCGAAACGGTAAGTTCACTAATACGGGGCGGACGTTGAAGTAATGGCTAGCACAACAGAACGCGGTAGTAAGCTTGTAAAGCAGGCTGATGAGCAAATAACCAAGGAAGTACAGCTAGCCAAGGGCGATAGCTTAGTCAAGGTGGCTAACAAGTATCTGGGTGAGTATAGCCGTTGGCGTGAGGTCGCCCAGATAAATGGCATAGATATCTTTGATGGGCTGCCCACAGGGAAGAACCTAAAGATACCTACACGGGAAGAGCTAAAGAAACTCCTAGATAAGGAGAAAGCGCAGGTACTAGCCAACGCCGAGAAGGATGTAAAAGCTAGACTGCGGGAGATTTCCAACAGCCGTGAGATACAGAGTATTGCTAAGACTCTAGGCGTTGACACCGAGAAGTTAATAAAAGACTTAGATTTATCACCTTTAAGTAAAAAACTATCAGAACAGGTAAACACCGACGACGCGGTAGATGAAGCCTGGCAGATTATTGGGTGGATTTTGTGATGACAAGTCCAAACTTATTAAGTCCATATTTAAAGATAACGGTCGGCTCTATTGGTAGTCTCAAGGCAGATACCTTTACCATAGGCGACGGCAAGCTAGTCTCAGCCGAGGTAGAGCTAGGCGAGGGCACGTTACAAAGTAACTGCAAGTTTACCGTTAGAGACCCCAACCGTGAACTATTAGATAAATATCTGGCACATGTTGAGCAGGTCGAGGGGCTAAACGAACTAAACGACCCCAACCCGACACAGGCAGACTTAACCGCGACAGTTAACCCAAACCCAACTAGCCACGTAGGCAACCCAAGTCTGGAGACACAGCCAGGTCAGGTTATATACGAAAATGTGCAGGCTTCGACCTACGGCTACGGTGAGGTAACCCAAGGCGGTCAGATTGGTGCTTACGGCGATCGCATCCAGTGGGATGGTCTGTTTGCAGCGATGGTCAATACAAAGTACAAGTATGCCACCATGCGCGTCACCAACCTAACCAACAATAAACAAATCTTGGTGAAGGTTGTAGACCGTGGCCCCTTTGCAGTAGAAAACGGCAGAGCTGCTAGACCACTTCGGGAACACCCAACAAGAAAGATAGACTTAGTGCCTGGCGCATGGAAGGCATTAACTAACGGCGCGGCTCCTGGTATTGTCAACGTCAAGATTGAGTGGATTCAGCCAGGAACAGCTACAGCTAGCGATGTACAGGCGACAAAGCAACAGAAGGAAACAGCGCAGGAGATAGAGCAAAGGAAGGAAGTAGCTAATACACCTGCAACAAACACCACGCCGCAGGTAGCGGCTACACAGTCTGTTTCTACTGCCAGCGTTACCAAGAAAGTAGCAAGTAGTTCAGCAAAAACCTTAGTCGGCGCACAGATTACAGTTGAATTAGGTTACAACGGTACGACAATTGCTGCTTTTAGTTTCATCCACACTGGCTTAAGATACAGTCTCTTTGACCCAGACTTGTTAGAGTTTCGAGGGCAGGCTGCGACTTGGGTCATGACACGGCGGTTGAAAAACACCGTATACCAAAAGATGACCTTCAAGAAGCTCGCTACCAAAATATGTGCAGCCTATGGTATGGCTCTAACTATGAGTGAGGAGGGGCCATACTATGAATACTTCCCTCAGCGAGGGCAGAACGATTATGAGTTCTTGTTAGCTGAGGCGCGGCGCATTGGTTATAGAGTTCATGTCAAAGGCAGAACATTAACTATTGAGCCAAGGGAAAAGATTATTAGTGCCAATACTTTTACCCTAGAGTACGGCGTGAACATGGGCATAAGCTTCGAGATAACCCACGAGGCGGAGAGCGACACTAAAGGTGGGGCGCGGGCTTCAGACCCAAGTAACCGAGGTACAACAGGTGTAATTAAATATCAAATCGATCCAGCCACAGGGAAGGTCAAGCAAACCAAGAAAGAGTCTACATCGGCTCTAGGTGGCGATACAACCGCTATTATCTCAGGTAATGCCCTACCAACCCCTAAGCCAAAAACAGACGGTACAACGGCAGCAGCAGACAGCCAGCGACGCGAGAACGAGAAGCGCATCAAGGGTATCAAGGCGAGCGCTGTGTTTCCTACAACAGAGGAAGCTTTGCTCATTACACCTGACACACCTTTTAGGACTAGGGGCGTGAGCATAACAGCAGACAGGTACTGGGTTGTAGAGAACGTGCGCCATACATACACGGAAGGAGGGTTGACTACAGACGTAGACCTGTACAGCCCGCTAAGAAATAAATACCCCTCTACAGACATTAACCAACCGCCTAGCATAACACCTAACGTACCTCAAGCACCTGGCGTGCCCTTTGACGCTGATGCACCTAAGTTTATTCGACCCACGACAGGGCCAATAACCAGTAGGCACAGAACAGAGAACCCCAAGCGACCGAGGCATCAAGGAATTGATTATGGGGCAGCCGCTGGTACACCTGTTGTAGCTTCAGCTAGTGGTACGGTAGTCGATGTAGTTTCTGGTTGCAGGGTGGGTAATGGAAGCTGTGGCGGGGGATATGGAAATAAGGTGGACATCGACCACGGCGGCGGTTGGCTCACGAGGTATGCACACCTAACAGAAGTTAATGTTACAAATGGTCAGACAGTGAGTCAGGGACAAAAGATAGGAACTGTAGGTAATACAGGAAAAAGTTTTGGCAATCATTTACACTGGGAAGTACGTAAAAGCGGTGCAGACTTAAACCCTCGGAAATTTATTCCTAACTAATCACTTTGGCTAGACTCCAGGTATGAGCAACCCATTATTTGACTTACTTTTGCAAGCGCAGCGGGCTACACAGATAGCTCTAGACCAACAAGGGAGAGTGCCTTACCCGACTTTGGGTGTTGTGGTCAGTAATCAAGACCCAGAGGGGCAGCGGCGCATCAAGGTGGTCACAGCCTCAAACCCGCTAGTGCAAAGTGACTGGATACGCCGCCTCGTACCTTACAGACAGTATGATCCTCCACTACCCCAGGTGGGGCAGACAGTCTTAATTCTCTACGCAGACGGGCTAGAAACGAACGCCTACTACCTCCAGATAGTAAATGACACTAACCCACCGCTAGACAAGTCAGACGCGATAGATGACCACGCAAGCGTCATAGACGGCGATCGCACGGCAAGCATCAAGGGTGACGATACTACAACAGTTGATGGCTCGTCCACGCTGGAAGTAAGTAACGACATAACAAACAACTGCGATGGCGATTTTAGCGTTGATAGTGAGCAAAACATCAATATGCAGGCGGTGCAGGACTTGGTGCTGTTTGCCTCGCGCTACTTGAGACTACAGGCAGGGGCGACCAACTTTATAGAGTTAGGCTTTGATGGCACAAACCGCATATCTGGTACTTGGACAATAAATTTAATGGGTGCCTCTATCAACTTTATAAACGGAAGTACCGTAACCCTAAATGGGAAGTCCCTGGCAACCGTCGGTGCTATCGACTCGGACGGCGACACAATCGTTAATAAGGGCTGGTAATTAATTTCTATAGGAGAAACATCTATGACTGACGAACAACTAGCTTGTGAGCTATACAGTACCTACGAGAGCATACGCAGCGGCTGCGACAAGGAAGTCCACGCTGATGTTTGGCAGTACATGAATCCCTTTCAGCAGGTGGCTTGGTTAAACACAGCCAAAGAGATGCGGAAGCTGCTCACACCCAGCAAGCCTAAGAAGGCGGTAACACCTGAGCCTGAAGCTTAGGTTTAAACATAAGGAAAAGCCCGGCTCTATCAACTAGAGCCGGGCTTTTGTTGTATCTATAATCTACTTCTTGTATGTACCAAGTTGTAGGGTATCTAGCATCATCAAGGCGTGAACTTTGCTAAACCCGTTAGCTCTAGCGCGTTCAAACCACTCCAGTTTTTCACCTCGGTTAACTGTCTTGCGTTCGCTACGTCTCTTGAAGTCGTCAACACTTTCACAGAAGATATGGGTGTTGTTATAGCGGGCGGTGCGGACTTCGATTAATTCATCTCCAGGTCTAACCTGCTTTACAGTGTCAAATCCCGCGCTAGCTTGAGCCATAACCCACTTGTTTATCTTCAGTAGGGATTTATGGTCATAGTTCAGGTCAGAGGGGAAATAATCACCACCGAAAGCCAATCCCTTGAGTAATTCGTAGGAGGGGTGTTTTCTCAGTGCAGACTCTTCATAGTTACGAGCGCCACGGATTTTGAATACCTCTCCGTCATAAACACTATGAATATAGTAGTGTGCCTTGTTAATAAAGCTAGCGACAGAAAAACAATTCTCAATCTTGTGTTCGATATTGAAGGGTAAGGACAAGTTATAACGATTCCAGAACTTATCGATATGTTCTTTAGCTAGAGAGTCAAGGTTCTCAACTTCACGGCTAACAGCCTTCAGGAAAGCACCCCAGTCTTTAGACTTCTTAGGCAGGGTAGCTGGGTCACTTTCTTTAACGAAGTCAGCAATATGAGAGAAGATACTAGCCCAGTCTAGCCCAGCGAGAGGGGTAGTAATTCGAGTGTAGTTCTTGGTGTCAGTCCACTTGGTATTGTCGCTTAAAGTATCAAAGCCAGGAAGTCTAGCCGAGTCTTTAAGGGTAGGTACGTGTAGGAGACTGTAGAAACCACCATCAGTAATAGATTGGCGTGTGTGGAGGGCTTTGTTTAGCATCCAGGCACCAACTCTAGCTCTAGCGGTAATGTTATTAGCTAGGACAGTGTTACCAACACTGAAGTATGGGCTAGCAGATACACCATAACTAGTATTAACAAACAGCTTGAGAATTTCCTGTTTAGCAGTGGCAGTAGTTTTCTCTTCGGCAGGAGCTGTACCGGAGTTAGAGATGGACTTGAGACCGCCGCGCACATCTACTAGCTTACCTATGAATCCCTCTAGGTGTAGAGAAACCCATTTGCGAGTGCGAGTATCAGAGCTAAGGTCGCGTTTACCGTTAACATTTTCCAGCGAGCCCTTATCACTAACTACACATTCAATCCACGCATCAACGCTAGGCACTTCATCACTCTTTAGGTAGGCAGCCGCGCTCTCTACTGTAAGACTCATCAACTCGTTGAGTTCTTTGTTAGTGGCTACTGCACGAAGAACCTTTAAAACATCGCTGGTAATAATCCCGTTCTGAATCTGTTTGCGGATGAGGGCGAAGTGTCCAGGGATGTGAGCGACATCATCGTCGCGGTCGGTATCGTCAGTTTCTTTATCCCAGTCTTCACCAAGGGCTGCACGGTTGATATCCTTCTGGGAGACAATCTTACTGTAGATTAAATCTTGGCAGAACTTAATCTCACCAGAAACTGTGACAGTCCATAGGTTATCAACTAGGTCGGATTCGTACTTGGCAAGCCACTGCTTAAGACTCATGCGCTTTTGGTTAGGCTTCCAACCCCAGACAGTAGGTAAACCTAGAGGGAAGGTAAAGGCTCTTAGGGCACTACCGTAGCAGGAGTTAAGGTCAATGTCGGCACCTAGTTCACAGACATATTCACTGGGGCGCTCGTTGTTGCATCTTCCACCCTGTACCAGAGCATTGAAAGCTGAGGAATCTTCAGTGATGCGGGCGAAGTAGTTCACACTGCATTGGGAGATACCCAGGAAGCTGAAGGGCAGGCGAAAAAACTGACTAAGGGCTCTACCGTCTACGCTATTAGAGGACTTAGAATACTCAGCAATAGAGTTTCTAAGCTTGTTGCGAGTGTTTAGAACCTCAATGACATTATGGTAGTGGTCTAGGTTCTTCTTGTGTTCTTTATCAGAGCTATCTAATAACCCAAGCTTCTTGATTGCGAACTCAATCTCTCGGCGGTCGCCTTGGCAGTAAATCCAGCTCTCTAAGGTTTTAGCAACCAAAGAACCAGTAGTCATGGGGATGTTCTCTTCGTTGAAGCACATCTCCTTAGGGAGACCAATAACTTCGTGCTGCACCCAGCGTACTAGCTCAACGAAAGCAGAGTAGATAGATAGTAAGTCGTCCACATCACCCATAGAGTAGGCTGCAAACAGGTCAGGGAAGGCTTCCAGACCGTCTCTCATGTGAGTTTTGTATGAGTCCATACCAGCTTTACTTTGCATCTTCACACCCACAGCATCTGCTAGAGCTTTTAAACCACTGTTACCAGACCATCCCTTCATGTCTTTGATGTCTACGGTGTATTTATGCTCATTAACTTCTAGCACGAAAGGGGGGCGGCAGCTAATATTTCTTTTCTGTTGAATAGCTCCAGACATATACAGAGGTTGGATGAAATCCCAGCCAAAAGCGTACTCAAGGTCTTTAGGGCTGTAGAACATCAACAGGTTAATATTCTTGTGCTGGCGGTCTTTATCGCAGTCGTTGAGGATATATTCTATGAGGTTCAGGGAGTCGCTCATCTCGACAAAGATGACTTTCACACCAGAAACAAGTTCATAGGACATGAGGCGCTTGTAGCAGGGCGTAGAGACATCATTACTAACAAACAGGTAGCGTCTCTTCTCTCCGGTAAGCTTGCTATAGGTTGAAAACTGGGTAGAGAGCCATTCACTCTTAACAACTTCCCTTACGGTCTTGTCCCACTCGGAGTCTGTAGCGATTACCAGAGTTGACACTTTCTTAGCTCCAGATGATGCGGTCTTGGGGTTTTGGGGTATAATAGACATAGCTTGAAATCCTTTGAATTATTTGAATTAGGGTTTTGTAAATGCCAGTGGGGAGTACCAGTCACCACTGGCATTTACATTGTCTAGCGGAGGGTGCGGGAGTAGTCGCCAATAACTTCAGAGACAGTGCGGTTAGTCTTCTGGGCGTATTCTGTGAGCAACTCCAGCTCGGAATGTGGTAAGCGGACGGCAACTGTTGTTTCATGGGGTCTAGGTTGGTCGTTTAACTTCGGCTTTAATATCTCTACCAAAGAAGTCTCTAGAGAACCAAGCTCGCTTTCCTCACAGCCTACCCAAGCGATAGAGACTAAACCAAGTGACTCTAGTTGTCTTAGTCTTTGATGCTTAGCCCAGCTTTCCTTAAGGTTACGGGTCTGCCCAATATAGAGAATTTGTCCACTGACATCTAGTACGAAATAGACGGAGGGTTGTTCAGGCAGCTCTTCTTTATTTAGTAGTGGGAGGGTGTCTTCAACTAGACCCTGTAAGTTCTTGACTAGATAGTCGTTTAGACTCATACCACTATTATCAGCCTCTAACTTCAAGCTTTCGAGTAGCTCCTCTTCTAATCTCAGTGAAGTATGTTTCTTACTCATATAAGTCCTTTATGTGTTGACACCACTATTATAGCACAGAAAGACATAGTGCTGTCAATATGCAATCAAGGAAAATACAAGCTAAATAAGGTGTACTTAGACTGTAAAATCACAAAAACCCTAAGTATTTACCAGTAGAAAGATCGACCCCACAGTCCCCCCTATATTTTCAAAAAACAGGGGGACTGTGGGGGGTAAGAATCCCTCAACCACGCGGGTTCTAGCATTTTTGTTCCCTATTGGGGTAGAAACAACCACTGAGGCACCCCCGACCTTGCGTGTAATTTAATTACTAACACCAACTACCCCTCCGCTTTGTTCCGCCGCCCATAGTTTGTAGAATGGAAGTATAGATAGTAGGGTAAACCCCATGCAACGAGTGCGTGGGGTTATTTTTTGCCTAGTCCGTCCTATAGTCTAGATGTACCCTCTACATACATTTATGGATAGGCAGCAACTCACCCCCTTCCTTGGCTGGCCACTAGACTATTTTCGAGAACAAGCCAGAAAGTTCAAACAACCATCCTTCCTCCTTTTGTCCAGTGAGAACCATACAGTAGGTACTAAACCCTTCCTGTTCGGTTTGGAGGGTCTAGAAGCCGTCACAAACGAGCTAAACGTCCCACATAGGTTAGAAACCATAAAAGCTTTATATGGGGTGCTACAGCCCGGCGAGATCATTATTATGTGGGTCGATGAAGGTGTGTTCCAAGAATGCTTTATTGACCCTATATCTGGGTGATAACTGGACATAAGCAAAACCGCATATATGTCAGTACATTGATCAGTTATTTCGATCAAAATAAGCCCCAAAACTAGTGTTTTTGGGGCTTTTTGGCTTGGTTTTGCTATATTCTACGGATTAGAATAGATGTAGAGGGATAAAGAGGGATACATCCGAATATGTAAATCTAGACATTCCTTCCTATCCGTACTTATCCGTAGCTATTCAGAGATTTTAAAGATGAACACTAATAAAGGGTGAACATGGAAGTCATAGGCGATTCAGTAGAGGTTATCCTCACCCGTGAGCAAGTCGCTAAAGAGCTAGAAACTACAACCTCGGTCTTATACACAATCCTCGACCTTGGCAGTCTGTATCTCCCCCGACTCAAGCGACTCCGCACCAAAGACAACTGTGGTATATCCCGCAGGCGACCGCTAACAAACTGGGATTTACCCATCCTCCGCAAAGTTCTACACACTTACCGCATACATGGTAGGAGCGCAACCAGAAAGTTACTAGCTGAAAACCCCGCTTACTACGAACAGGAGATTTAGTCATGAAGATTAGAGAAGCCGCTGAATTAATCCAACTAACCACCGGACAAGAGTTAAAGCCCAAGCAACTCCTAGTTGAGTTACAAACCCGCTTTCCTAACATGGAATTCACTCTTGATAGCGATGTGCCTGAAGAATTTGTAGAACGCACCGAAGCCCTCGCTAACAAAGTAAAAGACTCTAAACCTAACGATCAGCCTAAGCCATCTGCTGGGGGCATGGGCATGGGTCTAGCTAAGACTTCGGCTGAAGCTATCACCAACACCAAAGCAACCGCCCTGAGCATCACAGAGTGCATTCGTGAAGCCCTAGAAGATGCAGAGTTAGTTCTTGCCATACAACAAGGTTTCCGTGATGCTCTCGTCATCGAAGATGCTTACCAAACTGCCAAGAATCAAGCTCTAGGCGCAATGGTAGATAGCAGAAGTGCTGCCGTTGAACAGGAAGTAGAACGCCTCCGAGCTGAGAACGAAGCTTTCCTCATTGACCGTGCAGCACGGGAGCAAGAACGCCTGGGGGAGTGGGTGCGCCGACGGGAAGCTTCTCGTCAGCTATTACAACAAGTCAAAGACGACCTATCGAATCTAATCAGTCTTCTGTAATCGCACACTTTGAGAGACACTGGGCGAAGTACGGCGTTGTAGCCGCTTTCGTCGCCTTTGTCTCTCTCGCCCAAGGCGACCGAGAACTTAAAGCTAAGAACGACGTTTACCTGCAAAACATGATTGCCACTAACAACCTGAAGCGTAATGAGCAGATAGCTACACAAGAATACTCAAGGGAGTTGGCGGAGATTGCTAACCAAAGATACCAAAACGGCTGCATAAGAGTCGAAGGTTATCTGCAAAGTGGTAAGCCAGTCATCAAAGACGGTAAGCAACTCCCAGCCAATGCAATTGTTTGCGACAACTTCGGTAATACAGGTGTACTCATTCCTGCCGACTTTGATGAAGATGGACGACTCAACGCGGTCGTAGGCAAGATAGCTTACACCGGTAGCGCCCCACCCGCCAATCATGAAGAACCCGCTTATGTGAGGTACGTAAAATGAGTTCTGAGTTCCGAGCAAAAAAGCCTCGGTCTTTCTCGACCGAGGGCATAATGAATGTACTTTTTTGGTTGCTTATTATTGCTATTGTATACGGTTGCTATAACAATGCCTTGCCATATATTGCGTTTATCCGCCTAAGAATAGGAGACAGTTTTCTAGCTGGACTGCCCTATGTCGGTGGGTTCTTCAGGTTCTTCTCTCTGTCTACTTTGGTAGGAATTGTCTTCTGGGCTATCTTGCAAATTATGCAGTTACTTCCCCTTTGGGTAAAAGCCGACCGAAAACTTATTAGGACAGTGATTAGACAGTCAGAGAACCACCCTCAGATGAAGATAGGCAAAGAAGACTCTAAGTCACTGGCTGCTCTTAAGAAGATATGGAACGAGTTCCCCCTACGCTCTATTAAATGGGCTCGTACCTGTTCCTACATCGCCTACAGTATTGATTATGTTGCCTGCATTCACGCTTTCCCACCTGTTGATGGTGGTCTTGATAGATTCTTCTACGTCATCGCTACCAGACAGTTCGACTTACTCAACCTGGGTAACATTATTAGTCTCATCATTACTATCTATTTAGTCGAAGCCCTTTTCGTTGTTCTTCTACAGGTTCAAGAGTTTATTTACTTTCAAAGATTAGCTAAAAGCGAGGTTTAATATGCTGGAACAAGATATAGAACAACTAAAGTGGAAAGAGCTAGCCTACGATACTAACGACTGGGATACACAAATCTTTGTAGGTGGTGCCCTCGCTGCTACCACCTTTATAACCTACGTTAGTGCCTCGCTCCCTGCTGGGTTATTGGTGGGGGGCTGCCTCTGGTTCTATGGCTTAAAAAAGACTAACGAGATTAGCTTTCGTGATGAATTGATAGACAGAGGTGTAGTAAGCCACATTCTCAAGGAGTCTGACTTACGAAAGTATGAAGCTAGCTACGGGCTGGAAACTGTACTTAACGAGATTCAGACTGCTGTGGACTTAGGACATGGTGTATCACCACACGCCGTGAATCTGTTTAATAGTAAAGTAGATGAACCCGCACCCCTACCTGCACAGGTAGACTCTCCCCAGCCCACCAACGACACCGACTGGATTGAACTAATTCTAGACCGCACTACCATGATTCACGGTCTACAAGGTTCAGGTAAGTCTTGGCTTGCCCGCTACGCAGTAAAAAAGAAGAAAGAACTAGGTCACCGCATCATAGTTCTGGACTCTAACTCAAACCCTTATGAGTGGCGGGGAGTACATGAAAGCTACCACACCCACCAGGATATCGAGGCTAAAGTCTCGTGGTATGTGGATGAACTCGACCACCGCCTTGAGGAGTTTAGAAATCTCAACTGCCCTGAAGATGAGTGGGCCTCTAAGCTACAGCCTATCAGTTTAGTGTGTGAAGAGACCTCTACCTGGTCAAACTGGTTTAAGGATAAAGCCCTGCTCAAGAAGTTTGGGATGTACGCCATTACGATGTCTAGGAAGCCTTTAATGCCCGTCCTGGTTATTGGACACAGTGAAACTCAAGAAGCTTTCTTTGGACTAACTGGAATGGGCAACACTGTAAAGAATATGCAGAAGGTTCGGTGTATTGGCGATAAGAAGTCCCTCAAGCCTAAGAGCTTGGGTATAGGGCAGCTAAAGCTTGAAGGTGATGACGAGTTACGGACAGTCAAGCTGCCCCGCCTCACCTCTAAGATTACCGAGTTCTAGATTTTGTTTTCCTATCCGACTTGGATAGGATTATTGTATAAACCTAATGGAGAACTTCCCTATGTCTTTGATTGTTTCTGAAACTTCCTACAACACAATTACAAAAGATATTCTCAAAGGTTACAAAGAGCTCAAACAGCGTGAGAAGGAATTAGCTAGAGAGGTATTCAAAACTGATAACCTGCCATCTACTACCTGTATCTGCTACTTCTGTAAAGAAGATGGTGAAGTAATTCATCAAGCCACTATACAAGACCCTGAAATGTGTCTCGCTGACGCTGTAGACGTTGCTAGTCTAATCAACCAGGGTGCTACTAAACTTGTCTGGAAGAGAGTTTAATCCTAAATAAACTTAATGAAAAGACTTTTATATAGCCACTCCGCAGGGGTGGTTATTTTATTGGCAGGTCAGGCAGGTCGGGTCGGTTTACCATATGCCCATAGTGCCTCATTACCATAGACGTGTCGCTGTGTCCTAGAAGGTAGGCAACGCCAGTTATAGGTATTCCCTGCTCTATACCGTGGCTAGCCATCGTGTGCCTCAGGCAGTAGGGTTTCCGATACTCAACCCCCTGATACTCCAGTACCTTCGCCCAGTAATTCTTCCTGAAGGTATCACCATCTATGTGCTTGCCACGCGGTGAAGTAAACACCAGGTCGTCAGGGATAGCCTCAATCGGTTTAATTTCCTCTAGCAGCGATCGCAGGTGGTCTGGTAGCTTTAGATAGCGTACTGTGCCTGTCTTTGTACCCTTGCGCTTGCGCTTATAACCATTACCTGCCGGGTCTTTAGGCAGACTCTCCTTAATTATTAATTCACCACGTACTAAGTCAACGTGCTGCCAGCGCAAACCTATCGCTTCAGAAGTTCGGCAGCCTGTGATTAGTAGGAACTTAACAAAACTAGAGTAATGTGGGTATAGCGTCTCGAAGCCTGTGATGATTAGTCTTATCTCATCGATTGTGAAGGGTTTTATCTCCTTACGCTTCCTGCCTTGAGCCTTTACACCTTGGTATGGGTTTACTTTCAAGAAACCTTGTGATATACCCCAGTTACAGCAGGAGCGGATTTGGAACAATCTCTCCTTTAATGTAGTGGAGGAGAGGTTGAGACTTTGTATCCAGGTTACGTCCACTAGATTTGGGTTAGCTTTAGCTATCATCACCCGCGTCCACCTGTAGTAGGTTAACCTCGTAGTCTCAGTTACGTCTAAGGTTTCTACCCAAGCGTCCCACAACTCTAGTAGTGTCTTTGGGTGTGTTTTAGGCGGTGCCTTGGGCTGAAGTCTGTATCGGTCTAGGGACGTGTCAAAGTTGCGAGCTAATATGTCATTTCTAATTTGTACAGCTATCGCCTGCGCTGTTTCTTTGTCGCGCCTATTATTGTATTGACCCCCTGGCACTGGGTTGAAGCAGAACCTCTTCCCGCCGTAGGTAAATCTAAGTTGTATACTTCCGTTGTTATTAAATGGTTTTATTTCTCGCAT